CTTGCACCAAAATCTTGCACAATTTTCCCGCCTATAGATCTATGAAGGCATAGACTTTTGCATATAACTATTATATAATAAATTATGGAAGAACAAAAATTTGAAGAACTGGCCAAGCGCCACCCCGATCTATTTCAGAAGTCTGGAGATTTCGAATTCAGCATCGACGATGGTTGGTATGATGTCATTGATACACTTTGCGGTATGATATCATATCGCGTAGAAAATGCTAAATCGCGTCTAAAGTATGCGATGGAAAATCCTGATGCTAAATTTGCTAAACCGATAGCAGAACTCGAGAAGGATGTTGCTGATGCATTGGCAGAACTTCCTGAAATTGCTCAAGTAAAAGAGAAGTTCGGTACCTTGCGCTTTTATGTGCATGGTGGTACCACGGAGATGAATAATTATATTGATTTTGCTGAAGCGATGACAGCGCATGTATGCGAACGTTGTGGTAACCCGGGTAAATCTCGCAGCGGTGGATGGGTTAAAGTCTTGTGCAACGAGCATCACAGAGAACTCTATCCAGAAGATTATCCAACCGAATTTATGACTATAGGTCTACCAGGATTAGCCGAAGAATGAACATACTTGACCGAATTGCTGATGCTGCTGTCGCTTTTTGCGGGACATCAGAGAAAGAAAGTAGTCTCCTGGTAGGAGTATTGACTATCTTCATTGTATGTGCGGTGGGCGCAACTTCTGTAATTTGGGTGTTGTCATGGTTAACAGGGCTGTCAATGTGGTGGGGTTGGTTAGCACTCCTGTCGTATTATCTATATACAGTTGTGCGAGCGATGTGGTAACCAACCATTCAATCTAACGAAACTCTTTAAGAGTTTCGAGCCGAATTTCGATGGATTTCTAAGGATTCCGTTACAATTCGTTACAATTCTTACAGGATGGAAAGTAAGTACCAACTTACCTTTTCGAAGAGAATGCCAACCGCCCATCGACAGCATCTGTGGCTGCAGGCCAACACTTGGTCTTGGTGGGTGTCGGCTTCCACTCTATGTCTGTCGTTGTTGCGATCAGGCAACATAAGCAAACGGTCTTGGCGATGCTCTGTTTCACCAGATTCAAAAGGTGGACATACTATATAGTCGGCAAGATACCAGTTGACTTACACAGAGTCATCACTTATAATTACTACATAGGAGCCAATATGACACACCCTAATGACGATTACGACGAAGACTTCGACGAAGATATGGGATACGATCGAAGTGACCCCAAGCACCCAACGTATTCGGAACGTATGGCAGACATGGCCGATTACTTGCGTGAACAGATGCGTGATGAAGCAATGGAAGCATCTTTCAAGGATGAATCATGAGAAAAGAAATCTTCTCAACTGAGGAAACTGAATCATTCGTGAACTCTCTTTTCGATGAAAAGAAGTATATCATCAATGTGCAGGCGCTCCCTGATAACAACGGTTATTTGGTGCAATGGCAAGAACACAAGACTTACAAAACATATGACGGAAAAGAATTCCCAGATGAAGCTTGGCTCACCGAAGATAATCGGATGCTACTGATTCAGGATATCGAACCCGAGCATTGTCGGAACATCTTGCGTATGATGCTTCGTCAGGAGCGTGAGGTGAAGAAGGCAATGGAAGAGCTTTCCAATCATCTTGTTGATATTGTTCAGCAGGGCGGATTGATGGAATCCGATCCAGAAGAAGTTCAACATACATTGCACTAATATGACTGCTACATTGAATCCGGGCAAGATATATGAAAAGTATCAGGCCGGCGATAAACTTACCAACGCAGAAGTGATCTATGGTGCAGCATTCTACAAAGATCTCTCTGATAGATTGGTCTATTGTGGACCCACCTTTCATCTTGCGTTTACGGAAGCGAACCGGGTGTATATGGGCCTCGAAGGTTATATGGAAGCAAGGATGAGAAAATAATGGTTACCTTACCAAAAGAATTTGTCGCAACAAAGTACCCTGGATACTTTTGGAATATTCAGGATAAGAAACTATATTCTGTGAAAGTGACCGGAATGTTGAAGCCACTCGCTAGGGTGTATCCAAATCAGTTCAATCACTTCCGCAGTGGATTCTCTGTATCCATACGCGGTCAGAAGCGAGTTCTAGAGTTGAGCTATCTTGAAACTCTCAAACCAAAGACAACTATCTACCCAATCTACCCACAGGAATAAACATGACAGCTGAACTAAAAGAACGAAATATCCTGCGTAAGGATTGTGATGGGCATACATATTCGATTCCCGAAAGTATGCTCAATCAATTTACTCAACTTGTTGAGGCTGTTGTAAATTCTGAATTCATGTCAGATGATTGGTATGATGCCAATGACGAATTGGATAAAGAGTTTGGCTCCTACATGAAAGGTGATTGACAAATACATTTTGTATATCGTATAATAGAAGACTAAGTTAGTAAACATTCAACACAAGGAAATATATGAAGAAACTTATCGCACTTATCGCTACCGCTTTCGCAATCTCCGCAATGGCTGCTTCGCCTGTTGCTACAGCATCGGCACCAGTTGCTGTCAAGACTGCCCAACCACCTGTCCAGGCACAGGTCAACAAGACCAAGGCTGATGCTCGCACAGCTAAGTTGGCAAAGAAGGCAAAGAAGGCAAAGGTTGCTAAGAAGACTGCCGCTTCGGCACCTGCCAAAGCCGCTTCCGCTGCTAAGTAAGCAAGCTGACAAAGATGGAAGGGGCCGTCAACTGGCCCCTTCCATCTATTGTTATAATACATATACAAAGGAGCTAGTTATGAACATGCTAAATGAAATTGCTGTGATTGTTTTACAGAACATCAATGTAAGTTTTCTCTGCACTACGGTCATCCCTGTGATGACTGGCTTCTTCAATTGAATAGGCCGGCGTTAGTACAATGGATAGTACAGGGGATTTCTACTCCCTAAATGGGGGTTCGATTCCCTCACGCCGGACCAGGTTGTAAAACGGATAGGATAAAAACCTTCCTTATGATAAATACATAAGATGAGGAACAACTATTATGAAAACAACCAAATGTAATTTATGCGATACTGAAATACGAAATTGTAATTTCAAAAACACATCACATCTTGTGATGGATCTGGTCCATACAAACCACTCACCTCTTGTAAATGGTGTGAAAAGTTTTTCACTGAAACAGATGATAGAACAAATCACACCAGATGGTGCGATAAAAATCCTGATAGATCTTTGTATGAAAAGAGCAGAGATACATCTCAACTAAAGACTCCAACAGCCGTCGAAAAAAGAATAAGAGGAATCAAAAAAGCCCATATCGATGGAAAATATGCCGAAGCGAATATAAATCGAATAGGAAAATACTTACCGAAACACTCAGATGAATCGAAAGAAAAATCTCGAGTAAAAGCGTTGGCATCACCGCATAGACGATTGGTAAAATCTGTCCGAGATTATATAAAGAAGGATGGGACAATTGTTAAACTCGATTCTTCTTGGGAGGAAATATTAGCAATAAGGTTAGATGAGATAAATGTGAATTGGATAAGACCGAAACCGATCAAATGGATAGACAAAAAAGGCATATATCATAATTATTTTCCGGATTTTTATTTAGAAGATTATGATGTATATTTGGATCCAAAGAATCCTTATGCTATAAGAGCACAAAAAGATAAGTTGGATTGCTTGACCAATCAGCTTAAAAATCTTATAATACTAACAACAGACACAGATTGTAAAAATTTTACACCACAAAGGAAAATATATGTTGCTTCAACCACCCAAAACTGTAAAGTTTGACCCAGCTAATAAGGCACACCGCGCATCTGTTCGTGCGTTTATGAAACGCCGTGCATGGGGTGATGCTCCGATCCGTTTCGCATATGATCCAGTCTATGGAAGTATTCCGGAACAAGTTCAGACCAAACTGTTGGCCTGGTATCTTGAGAGAGAAGTTACTCCCAGAAAAGTAAAGAAACAAGTGGCTATCGCTAATCCGAAAGTTAGCCAACTGAAGAAGAAGGTGCTATAATGGGCACAACACCACGCAATGGCATTGAGGTACACCATCTCATGCCGAGCATGATGGAAGCAATTGATACTCTATTCGAAATCTGCGATGCAGAATTCAATAGCAGAAAAGATGTGCATGAAAGTTTCAAGAAAGAAACAAGTTCAAAGAAGTGGTCGACACAATTTCTCTTTTGGGAAGTTAGGAAGATTGCTGCCCGCGAAGACATCATCTGTTCCGCGCATATTGCACGGATTATTTCGGATGAGATTTCATGTATTTGGCATGGTCAGCACGAATTACAATAAAAGGATAACAAATGGCTGAAGAAAACGTAAATGGACAAATTCTTGTCGAACTAAGAGAGATGAACAGACTGTTGGCCGAGAGTGCTAAGTCATCAGAAGCTGCCGATTGGAAGCTATGGATCATTATGAATGGATTATGTGATGCATTGCTGACTCAGGGCATTCTTATAGATGATCCTCGAAAAACCGAAGAAAAATAAAGATTCTGGGCCGGTAGCTTAGAGTCCTAAAGCAGCGGTCTCATAAACCGTTGATCGTGGGTTAGACTCCCACCCGGCCTACCATTAAGGTGCGGTAACTCCATCGTACTGGCAATGAGAGAATACTTCAGCGTTGATTAGCCGGCAAGGCCGGTAGGAACTATTCAATCCGTACTCCTCTACTCTGCGATTGCCATTTATCCTATTGACTCTTTTTCCTAATGCTCTTATAATAAGAGCATGAGACGCTTACTCCTATCACTTGCCTTTGTACCTATTATAATGCATCAAGGTGTTCCTACGATGTGTTATCGTGGGCATATGAAGGCTGTAAAGGTAGATCCAAAGCAGGAAAAGTGTTTGGCTACTATGATCTATGGTGAAGCTCGAGGGGAGGCAGAGAAGGGTATGGTGGCAGTGGCCTATACTGCTGTGAATCGTGCTGTAAATAGGACGGTTTGCGGGGTGGTATTGGCCCCTAAGCAATACAGTATCTTCAATAACAATCCTGCGCTGAAGGCGGCGGCGATGAGTTTACACCTGGAGCCAAAGCAAAAGAATATAATTGATAAGGCAAGTTGGGAGAAAGCTTTAGCAGTCGCTAAGGCGGTGATGCGGAAAGAGATCGATGATCCAACCAATGGAGCAACGCATTATCTGGCTCCGACGGTGATGAGACTGAAGAAGTATAAATACCCGCAGTGGTCGAAAGAATACAAACTACTTGCGGTTATCGACAATCATAGATTTTACAAAATCGTTGACAAGCAGGCGATAAAGATTTAGTTCACTTTGTCCATCATTTAGGCGGTTTTATGTATAAATACGTGTTATGCACGGATTTATATACGAATGGACCAATTCTCTAAATGGCCTAAAATACCTAGGACGACACCAGGGAACACCCGATGATGGATATATCGGAAGTGGAACAATCTTCAAGAACTCCTATAATAGACATCCCGAAACATTTACACGAACTATTCTCTGGGAAAGTAATAACACATCAACAAATGAGATATTACAGAAAGAGGAAGAGTTTTTAAGTCTGATACCCGATGATGAACTATATTATGGTGTAAATAGAAAATACTATAATCAGGTTAGGAACTCAGCAGGTTATACATCTGAAGAGAATCCCATGAGGAATCCCGAAGTTGTTGCAAGAATGATGGCGACACGGGAAGAGATAGGGACTTATAAGAATCCGTGGGAAGCAACGGTAGCAAAATATGGTCGAGAGGAAGCTCTTTTATTAAATGCCCGTGGGAAGATCGGAAATACATTCGGCACTGGAAATAAAGGTTCGATCAAATCAATCGAACATAAGGCCAACATAGCTACCAGCATACAAGAAATGTATGCTACCAAGAAGGCTGCAGGTATTAAAAATACATCATTGGGTGGTCGGCCACGTGCTATAGATTATGTTACAATAGTTGATATAGTGAAAGAATATGGATTTAAGGATGCTGCAATAAAGTTAGAGATATCGGTTGCGGCATTAAAGGGAAGGTATTATAATGCGGTTGTAGCATTAAAAAAAGTAATGTAATAAAGAATAATGCGCTGATGGTGGAATGGTTTACACAACGGTCTTAAAAACCGTCCCTTTCGAGGTTGCGGGTTCGAGTCCCGCTCGGCGCACCAAAGTTATAGTGAATGCGTAGGCTGATACGCAGTGAAGATGGAAGTGTGGCAACAATCATAGGTGGGATCAATTGGTAATGCGAACACTCCGATTATCTATGATATTGTAAGTAATTCAAAACTGACGGCGTGTTCGCACATACCGTAGAGAGGTGCACCATAAGGTATTCCTCCCAATGTGAACTATTCACATTTATGAATCTATTATTTATAATGGTTTCATTCAGTCAACACACTAAGCCGGAGTTCAGTACCGGTCGCTATTTTATATTTTATAGAAAGAATGTATGAAACAACATTTTGTCACTTTTTGTTCTCCTGGAACTTTTGTATCCGAAACAAGTCAGAGCCCCATCGAAAGTTGGGATGTCAATGAAGCCAAAGCGATAGCTAAAGGCATCAAAGAGCGACATGGTGCTACACCGTATGGTTTCTACTTCAGCACTCGTGAACGCAAGGAAGATGAGTTGGATAGCAAGGTGGTGAAGACTTCTCCCATGCACTACCTGGGTGGGAAGATTGAAACGCTGGAAGAAGTGAAGGCACGGAACGATCCGAAGGAAGAAACACTTCGCTGGAATATGGAGACCAATGGATACAATCGTATCATTGTCAATACCAATTCTTACAAGTCGACCTTTCCGTTGAAGGATGAAGATATTGTTTTGCAGTGGCCATGAAGTTTTCGTTCCAGGTAAATGTTCCGCATTCTAAACATGGAAAATGCGACTGGTTCATGCCAACTGTGTTGCAGGATTGGTTGATGGACCGTGGATTGCAAGGACACTACTGTGGTGGAAATAGTTGGGGAGATGGATACACGAATGGCATAACCAATGCCGATTCTGTCTATATGGTAAGGAATGCTGAAGAATCCGATGGTCTTGCTTTTCGTATTATGTTTCCTGAATGCAAGGTACACATTTCTGAACAGTGTGTATACGCATGAAAAGAATATGCCCGAGTAGCTCAGTTGGTCAGAGCCTCGAAGGAGTAGTAAGCGGAGTTGATCACCGCGGCGATCTTCTACATAACGGTTGATCATGTTATGGGTCGGTGGTTCGAATCCATCCCCGGGCACCTATTATAAATATAAGATGACAAATTTACCAGCTATCCGCGGCGACAGAGTCGAAATCCAACTATCTACCACACTGAAATGCAATTTGAGTTGTTCATATTGCGTCCTTGCTGTGGGCGATGTCTTGTCCTCCCAGGGTAAACCTTCCTATTCAATTGATGATTTGGATTTGTTTATTCAAACTCATCTATCAGATAAGGAAATATTTTTCACGTTCTTTGGCGGCGAACCACTAATGAATAGGTCATTCATCTATGATGTTATGGATCGTTTTCCTAAGGCAGATTATCAGATTATTACCAATGGCACATTGTTGGATAAGATTGATGATAATTTTATCGGGCGCTTCACCAACTTCCTTATATCAATTGATGGTACTGAGCAGATTACAAACAAGTACCGTGGCAAGAATGTATTCGCTAACATTATGAAGAATGTTGATAGAGTACAACCGAAAGTAAATGGAACACTTACTGCGCGGGTAACTTGGTGTGATCCTGATCTTCCATTTGAAGCATTTGATAAACTGCTAGAAACATTTGATTGGGTACACTTTCAGTTCGCACAACAGAAGGGTGTCTATTCACCCGAACAGGTTCAAGCAAAGATGCGAGTGATTGATCAATTAGTGGATAGATTCTATTCATACAATGGTGTCTATCCTGTTGTTCCATTGATGGGGATTGCACGAAATCTTGCGGTGCCGGGGGCATCAGCTGCACAATGTTCCGGTGAAGCACATTGTAGATCATCCACCAATGCCGTCAATATCAGTCCCGATGGAAAGATATTTGCTTGTACGGATATGACATGGTTGTCCACTATGCAACATGGATCTATAATAGATAATACGTTGAGTGCAAGTCCATTGCAGATGCACCCGAATATGCCTTGTCATACCTGCGAAGCTAAAGAATGGTGCCGTGGAAATTGCATGAAAAATTTGCATGTTGCATATGTATTAAAGGATGAAGTATACAGGAAAGAAGTTGTAGACCCTGTGTGCGAATTAGTCAAATATCTTGGCAAGCGGATGGCAGACGGTGATCCAGTGAAATGGTTCAATGAGTTATCAATTGAAGATCAATCGCTTGTAACATCTGCACCAATATACGATTTTGTAGAAATTATACCGTAGTGGTAACCCAGATTTGAGATAGACGGTAGGATAGAGTCCCAAGTAGTCCCGACTGATCGGATTTTTCAGGCGAAAATGATCGTTGACTCTCTTATTCGAGACAAACCCGAAAGGGTTCTCAAATACCTTTTTCTTTGAGTAGTTCCTGCAAGGATTTATTCATTTCTTTAATCTCAGCGAACTGATCGATGAGCATCTTGTGATCCTGGATTGCTCGTCTTTCAGACTTTCTACTTTGAACATCTTGTCCAACCATAATAACAGAGAGTAAGACGAGTTGGAGGAATGTTTGAGCTATCCAGGATATCAAAGCTGCGGTGCCAAGATGTATTGCAGCCGGCAGGCTTATAAGTGCAATGGCTGCGAATATATAAGCACACCACATGGTGCTGACTGCATCAGTCAACCAAATGGCAACCTTGCTATTAAATGTAGATAGTTTCATAATAATTCCAATAATGGATTATTTATGATTCCATTTGACTATATTTAATGCTCTGTTATAATATGCTATGACACAAAGATACCTGCGCTTCGAAGTCGTCCCAATCGACGAAATTTTACCTGATGTAAAGGCACATTGGAATGAAGGGCGAGCTCGTGTGCAGCGGCCAGATGGCAGATGGGTAGGTGTTTCTTCTTTGCGTATGCGTACATTCGCTCGAGCCGGAACGAGTGCCGCTGGTATGAAGTGTGTATGCTGTGGCCTGGAAGGGACATTCTTTGCAGTGGAACAATCACCTGGACAAGAATCCTTTCACCTCAACCTATATGGTATGCGTGATGGTGAGGAAATCCTATTCACACACGATCATATCAAAGCAAGAGCACTAGGTGGCGCAGATAATTTGTCCAATTCTCAACTCATGTGTTCACCCTGCAACGCACAAAAGGCTAAGGGTGAAGGTAAGGAAGTTGCAAGACTTAGAAAACTGAAAGAGAAAAATGCAGAAGCTAATGACTAAATTCACCTTCCATGTTCATCAGGATAATAAGGGTTATCTACATCTCGTTGTGACTCGATTGACTGATGGTGCAACAAAGTATTTCTTCCAGGCACACGGCACAGTGGAAGGCATGAGTTATTTCATGTGTTCGATGACAGACGAATTGACTGAGGGTTACTTTCCGAAAGTTGGAAAAAAGGGATCCGATGTTGATAATTGGGCATTCCTTGGCGATAATCCCGGAAGGCTGATAGCTGAAATAGAAGCTGCTAATTTAGCTGGACCCGACTTGACTCATTACAGATTAACGCATAAAATATAAACATGGCAACACAAACTAAAGAGGAAATCGCAGTCGCTCGTCGCAAGAAGCAGGGAGAGCGCAAGGCTGAACAAGATAGAATGCGCGCCGAATATGAAGTGCAAAAGCAAGAGCATCTTGCTATGTATAAGGCGAGTGTGCCTAAGCGTCTGATGGAGGCACAAGCACTGGCATCTTGGCTGGGTATTGCAGTTCATGTATCGCTCACTGCAACTGGTCCGTCGGTAAGGTTTGAAGAAGAGAATCATCACGATAAACTCTACATCGATGAAACCATTACTTACGAAACCGAAGAATGGGAACTCGAGAATCTCGAAGCCACGTTGGCTTCACTGAAGGCGAAGCGTGATGCATATGATCAGAGACGAATAGTTGCCCAAAGAATTTTTAGTAATCTAAGCGACGAAGAAAAGATATGTATTAAAGAACATATTCATTATCTACGATAATTATTATTTGAATTTACATTTCTCGAAGTGGTAGCGAAACATAGCTGCTCCTTTGCCCACCTTACTACAATGCGGGCATGTATGCGAGATCAAGAACGGATGATTACCGATCTTTATTCGGTTATGGGCACGGGTTCTTGCTGCTTCTACATTAAGAAAATTATGGGTTCCGTTTTCCACCCTTTTTCTTACCTCTTCTCCTCCGAGAAAATTATGAGTTCCATTCTCTACTCGGTTGTGATTAGATTTTCGAGAAATCTCTCCATCCAAGAAATTATGAGTTCCATTTTTCACTCGTTCTCGGACATCTTTCCCGCCTAAGAAATTATGAGTACCGTTATCTAGTCGCTTTCGATTTAACTCGGGACCCGTCCATGGGTGTGTTCCGTCTTCTACTCGTTTTATGTTGAATATGCTGGCAAGATGTGATATTTCTTCTGGAGACATCTTCATTCGTTTGGCTATAAGAGCACACGCACCATAATCTCCTTGAGAATAATGAATGTCATAATGGTCATTTAATGAAACACATTTGAGATTTGTAATATCATTATTTTCGTGATTCCCGTCAATATGATGTATTTCATATGTTCGACCAGTCTCATCAAGTGGTATCGATCCATAATGCGTTTCGTAGATTTGCCGATAAATAGACATGCTGATTGCTCCTATAAAGCGTTAGAGTAAGTGGGTGCTTCAACACCGCGACTTACACTATATTTATCACTTATCTATTGACATATTTTATTTTTATGTTATAATATACACATCACAACAAGTTAAATACAGATATGACACACAAACTTCTTACTGAAATTGCATCCGACAACGGCAAACTCTTCAAACAGGGTGTCATTGCTCGTGAGGCTGTATCAAGCAACAACGATTTCTTCGCAGGCCTGCGCTATGCACTGGATAACATTGATACCTTTGGTGTGAAGAAGGTTCCAGTTCGCACTGGGCCCGATGGAAATGGTCTTACATTTCCAATATTCAAGATTCTTGCTGATATGTTGATCAAGCGAGAACTGACCGGCCATGCTGCGCTCGAGGTAATTGATAAGGCAATGAATGATGCGACCAACGATGAGTGGAATGGTTGGTATCGCAGGATCCTTATCAAAGACCTAGGTTCTGGATTCAGTGAATCCACTGTGAACAAAGCTGTCAAGGGTATCAACAAGGATTATGAAATCCCTGTCACTCCTTATATGCGGTGTAGCCTGCCCGAAGGTTCCAACATGGAAGAGTGGGACTATTCCGAAGGCGTGTATTCACAGATCAAAGCAGACGGAATGTTTGCTTATGTGAATGTCAGCAAGGATGGGTTCGTGTGGGTCACATCGCGTGGCGGCACACTGATGCCCGATGGCGTGCTTGGCATCGAAGTTGCTGCGGCTACCACGCTGAAGCATGGAACAAGTACACATGGCGAACTCACTGTGTATCGTAATGGTGTGATGCTGGAACGCCAAATTGGAAATGGGATTTTGAATTCTGTTTCCAAAGGTGGGTCGCTTGGTGAAGGTGAGATTGTCGTTTTTGATTGTTGGGATCAGATCCCATTGGAAGCATTTGTTTCCAAGGGCAAATATAATATTCCATATCACGAACGCTATGGCCATCTCAATCTTCAACTGTTGGCAAACGATTCCGATCAGATCAAAATGATTGAAACAAAGATTGTTTATTCTCCCGATGAAGCACTGGCACACTATCGTGATGCTCGCCAACGTAAGTTGGAAGGCACGGTATGCAAGAGCCGCAATGCTATCTGGAAGGATGGCACAAGCAAGGATCAAGTAAAGCAGAAGGAAGTGATTGATGTTGAGCTTGAAGTTATAGGTTTTACCGCCGGTAAAAACAAGTTTGCCCACTTGTTTGGCTCGCTCACTTGCCAGAGCAGTGAGGGTCTGCTTGAGGTTAATGCTTCGGGCATCCCAGATGACTTGCGGAATGAAATACATAACAACCGACCTGAGTGGATGAATAAGATTGTTACCATCCGATCAAATGGCATCATGTATTCCACCAAGGCTGGTAAGAAGCATTCATTGTTCCTGCCGCGTTTGGTCGAGGCTCGGGATGACAAAACGGAAGCTGATAGTTTTGCACAGATTGAAGCTCAGTTCGCTGCTGCCATCGCAACAGAAAAAGTGGAGGTAGAAGAATAATGCTCCACATTCAAATTATTGATGAAGCAAGGCGCTACTACGATTTCAACTGGATGGATCGCCATTACCATAACTGGGCTCATGCTCTAGCGGTGGTAGGTGGTGTTCAGGTTATCAGTGGTACACCATCTCCCGAACTTATGCTCGCAGCATATTGGCATGATGCGGTCTATATTCCGGGTGCCGGAAGTGACGCAAACGAACGGTGCTCTGCTGCTGCATTGAACCATGCTGTGAAGTTCTATAAGACAAATGAAAACGCAGAAGTAATCGAAAAGGCAGCTCAACTGATACGATGCACCTCAGTTGATCATCACTTGACCTGCTTGCACATCAACGGCGATCTAGGAATTCTTCTTGATGCTGATCTTTTTCCTCTGTGTCTTCCATATGAAGATTTTGTCGAAAATCAGATAAAAATCATAGCGGAGAATGGTGGCACCTATGAAGAACATAAATCACAGAGTGCTGAGTTTCTGAAGCAGTTTTTGGAATGCCGCGAGTTTATCTACCATACCGACCTTGCCCGATCAAAGTGGGAGCATCAAGCAAGAGCAAACATAGAACGGTACCTTAAGGAATAACCGTTGACAGAGTAAGTAAAAGGTCTTATACTACATACATGAGATAGGGGATTTATAGAAGCAAGCTGACAAGATGTCGACTGTCCTGCAAGACAGCGAACATCAAGTCTTGTTGCAGCAAGAGAGGAGTTCCTGTAACCCGGTTTGGTTCCTAGTTGTTGGTTCGCTGACTTAGGACGCCGTAGTGTTACGTTACCTTTTAGCTTGTTTCTATAAATTTCTGATTACGCCTTTGAAATGGGGATGCATTGAATGTGATTTTGTCATCGGGTCCTGCAAGCATGCCTTCGTGACCATTTAATGTTCGGTTCAAGACCGAAACAAAGGCAGCTAAATAAAGTCTATACCGAAAGGTGTATAGTCGCGTCCCACCCAAGAAGCACAGACCTAAAATTGCGGGCATGTTAGTGGAAGGCTAACAACACACAACTGATGAGTCGGTAACGGCGAAACGTCTGAAGCTTGTAGGATTGTTCGGGACACCAGTGTGAATGGTTGATTCTCGCTTCGGACGTATTGTGTTAGGAACAATGGCACCGGTATACTGCACAAACCCTCTCTGCACATTCTATAAACCAGTGGTAGGATGTAACAGATGGGACTAGAAATAAGGGCTAAAGGTAACTATGCGGACTATCCATCTGCCAAGGGGATATATTCAAAGGATGCTAAACGATAACTTAATTAGATGAAAAGGACCTATAGGTCCGAGCCACTTCCGGGCATTTGAAAGAAACAAAGACGGAATGCAATATAATGTTAGAAAATATAGATGAGAACAGTCTCTGAGAACACTGGAGGGAAATCCGAAAGGATGGAACATTGAAGGTGCAGAGGCGGAGAGTGATGCCAACCTGCTTGGTATTATTAACGGTCAAAACGGTAAAGCCTGCCTGAATTGGAACTCCCAATAGGTGGGCTTTTCTCTATCCTGTTGACTCTGCCCTATCTTGTGCTATAATAAACACATGACACAAGAACAACTGACAAAGCTAACAACTGATGAGCAAATATCTTATTGGATCGGGAGACTTCTTATTGCAATCGGTAAGGGCGATCTTCGTAGTGAAGTCTACTTTATGATGGACTTCTATCAACGTATCGCGTATGAACGTGGTGTTAATTCAACCAAGGGGCAATAATGGGATTTCGCACTGTAGTCGTTCTATCCAACGATCAATCCCACGAATGGGAAAATGATCCCGAACTTGGCAAGAAGATTTTCTATGCTGCTTCAGCTGGTGATCGTTTGCCTCTCCAATATGGGCAGGTTGTCGAATGTGTCCATGCTGATCTCCAAACGCTTGCCGTATTCGATGGCTACGCCGGCAAGCCAGTTGCCTATACGCACTGGAATCGTGGACAGTCAGATGAAGTTCGCAATCTTGCTCTGCTGAAAGATTTGGCTGAGAAGATGGGCTATCGTGTCTCTAAGAAACCTACAAAGGAAACAAAATGAAAATTCGTCTCATCGCATTGTTGATTGGTGCTGCTGCATTATTGTCTGCTTGTGGCAACGACAAAATTATCGATGGTGTGAAATATAATGTCTATGGCATCGCTAATATGGAATCGCAGAAGGATCCGAATGTGCTGTACGAAATCAGCGCAAGCTCGGTCATCTGGGGTATCATCCTCTGCGAAACGATTGTTGTCCCTGTCTACATCATCGGATGGGATCTGTGGCAACCTGTTCGTAAGCGGTAATGAAACAAATTACCTGCTGGTATCGGTTGGATGAGAGGGGTAGCCTCGAGTTCAACCATATCGAGGATGGTCGCCTGCCGCGAACAGCAACACAACCTACTCCTAAAACAGAAGAGCACAAGAAGACTTGGGCATCTGGTGTATGGGTGCCGTTCAACGCTTTTCTGACAGATGATTATAAGGTTGTATAGGTTGACAGTCTTGACAATCTGCCATACAATACAGACTCATTTAACAATTACCTAACAAAGGAAATTCTATGTCAAATCTTATCAAGCTGGCTCTGTTCGTTGCATTCGTTTGTTTCGCGCTTCTTGCCGGGCCCTGGTGTTTCATCTGGGGTGTCAATACGCTCGTGGCTGCTGGTGGTGTCACTACCTTCTTCATCCCGTTCACCTTCTGGACTTGGCTTGCTGCTGTCATCTGTGGTGGTCTGGCAATACTTCCACGTGTTCGCCGTAGCTAATGAGTGATCGTTCATTCGCAATCAGGATTGGACCTCCGGGTTCAATGCCTGACAGGATCAGTGTCATTAAGTCCATTCGGATGCTGACTGGGCTGGGTTTGAAGGAAGCGAAGGATGCTTCTGAACGGCAAGGCGAGCAGCATTTCAATATCCACATGAACAATTTTGTATCATACGGTAATCCGGATGGTGAGATTGAAAATCAGTTCCGCATTCTCCGGAATGGTGGTGTTGAAGTTGGTGATTCTGTGCATCACATTCTCCAATCCTTGCGGGATCTGGGTGCTGATGCGTTGAAACAAGGTGAAGACGAACTCGCAAGTGAAATCCTGCAGCTGGTGTTGGCAGAAAAGCTGCGTCGTAAGCCGTGAAACGTAATCCAACTACTCAACGCCTTATTGAGAATATAAGGAGTAGTCGGAAACTTCGTTTCCTTGTCGTTCAAGTTGTCGGCCGGCCTGGTGGAGTAGGTGCTCGAAGAGTTCGAAAGTTTGCGAAGTCATTCTATCGGAAATTGGTCGACCAGAAGTGACTTCTTTGCTATAATACATACATCGCAACAAGGAGTTACAAATGAGCCGCACTAAAGCAATCAATGATTACTGTAAGGGTTGTATCTACGACCAAAAGGCACCTGGCACCTGGCGTGAACAGGTAGAAGCCTGCACCAGCGAAGGTCGTTGTGCGCTTTGGCCTTATCGTCCCGTATCTGTTTCAACTGTGAATGGCAATCGCAAGGGCAAGATTGCTGAAGGTCTTGATATCGATGCATTGGTTGACGGGCTGGATGATGAAGATGTCGCTAATGACGTAGTGGAAGATAAGGTGGCAGCGTGACAACCAAGAAGCAAGCATTGAATAATGCTGTCTACCAGATAAATGAAACTCTGGGTCGTCCTACACAGATGTTTGCATCCAAAGTGGGTGAGCCAACCCGGTTCAACATTGGACATCTGAATATAGATAAGAATGCAACTGGTTATCAGTTGGAAGAACAACTATCCGAAGGCGGCGGCACCCAGAGTTTGACAGGTCGACTGAATGCTGCCCAAATGATATTTGTATTGAGTGGTATGATCTTGGCACTTTCGATCAAGGATAAAAATGTCTCTACTCGGTAAGACAATACAACTCAAAGGTCTTTCTCAAAAGGGAAAGAACAGGGTGCGCGAGCACGGAACGCAGTGGACAGTATTGGCTGAAACTGACGTTGTGCTCTTTGCGCCCGGTAAACACGGCCCCTGGCTCTTTGTTGCGCCAATTGGTCGAGATCAGAATGACAAAGCTTCGCGGTGGGTCCGCTCCACTGATGATACAGACTTTATCGTAATTAGCTGAATGGTTGACTTCATTCACTAATTAGCTTACAATAGCGGCAAGACGGAGGAAATAGTTCTTCCGACTTGTTTACACACTACACACAAATGGAGTATTTTATGAACCAAGCTACTGCTACCACTGTTACCGAAACCACTGAAGTTGCCGCTGTTGCGACACCGAAGTCCCCGAGCAAGAAGAGTCTTGCTCTTGCAATTTTCCAAGCCAAGATGGTTGAACGCACCCAAGGCCTGTTCGCTTCGAATAAAGAATTTCGGGCCGCTGTCTTGACTGGTATCCAAACCGATCTGGGCGTGTCCACTGCATCTGCTGCAACGATGTACAATGCAGCCAAGAAGGATGCTGAAGCTGCTGGCACCGTTACGCTCGGCCGTGACCCGAAAGCTGTCAAGGTTGCTGGCACTGGAAAACGCGGCCGCCCCGCTGGTTCGCATAACAAGGCAAAGGAAGTGGTCCCTGAAGCACCGGCTGCTGACGCTGTTGCGACCGTGGAAACGCCGGTTGCTGCTGACGTTGCTGCCTAAGCAGGCCAATGCACACAGAGACATAGGGACTACGGTCCTTATCCTTTTAAGTCAAACACCTTTTGACTAAACTGATTTAATCTTGTATAATAAACGCTTAACTACACAGAAAGACACTATGTCCTATACACCCACTGGTTATCCCGCAGGTCGTCCACGCACTGGCGAAATTCGCCCAATCACTGCCAAAATGTTGGCTGCTGCT